ATTCATCGGGAACCTGCAAACAATCTTGCGGGATGTCAAGTTCAACGAACAAGGATACATTGTACTTCCTTCCGACACCTATCCCGATAAAGACGGAAGTCCTACGTCCCAACGATTGGTAGACGTAGAGTTGATGTCCTCTAATGGTACACGTAACATAGATATTGATCCTATTGTTCGTCGTTACCAACATGACATTGCTCGTTCTGTTCTTTCTGAGTTTCTTATGCTTGGTGGTGGCAATACTGGCTCTTATGCCCTGTCCAAGTCTAAGACAGACCTGTTCCTTCGTGCATTAGAGAGCTATATCCAAGCTATCGTCGATGTCCTTAACAAACAGCTTGTTGAACGCCTCTGGGAGTTGAACGGTCTGAACTATAAGCTGATGCCAACTATTGTTGCTGGTGATGTTGCTCCACATGATCTACGTGAGATTGCAGCCTTCCTACGCAACTTGAATGGTGCAAACATTGATGTATCAACTCATCCAGAAGTCATCCAAGACTTAATGGACATTGCTGAGTTGAATTACGATCCAGAAGCTGGACAACCACAACAACAGGAAGAAGAGCAAAATGGCCAGCCTAGCTGATAGAGTATTTGATAATGGTTTGACGGTCCTTGATACAGAAGCCAATAAGATCTTGTTGACCTCACAAGAAGCTACAACTTACACAGAAGCTAATGCAACATATGCTTTGGGTAACTCCACAAGCCTTTCTGTAGGCGCACCAGCAGATCGTACAGGTGGTGGCCGTGAAGTCACTGTAGCTGCTATCTCTGATGGGTCTATTACAGCAAGTGGTACAGCAACACATTATGCTATTGTTGACACAGTTAACTCCCGCCTATTAGCTACTGGGTCTTTGACTGAAAGCCAAGTTGTTACATCAGGAAACACGTTTACTTTAGGGTCATTTACTATCGGTATCCCTGACCCTGCATAACAAGGGTCATGAACAATGACAAGCAGGGTATTACAGGAAGATAGTAGTCTATTATTAACTGAAGCAAATGAAGCTGTTATCAATGACAACTTTATTGCTACTAATTCAATCGTTACTGGCTCACCAGCCAACCAGACTACCCCCATAAGTCAATCCCATACAGTATCAGGGTCAGACTTAGCTACAAGTTCTCCTGTACTGTCAACTACTGCAGTAACACAAGAACATCAAGTAACCTTAAGTGGTATTACTCTTGGTTCTGTCGTTATCTCAACTACTGCAGTTACTCAGGGTCATGGGTTAGTCTCTAACTCTATAGTTACCTCAAATACAAGTGTTGGTACGACAGATCTATCTGAGGGTAACGTACTTACAGCTACAGGGTTTATAACAGGGTCTCCTTCTGTTTCTGTGGCTAACATGGACGAAGAAGAGACTGCTACTGCACCTTCATTTGTCACTGGTATCCCTGCCGTAGGTACAGCAACTGTAACAGGCCAAGTACACAATCTAGGTGCTTATAGCTTACTCACTAGACGGCCAGATATAGGTACTACAGCAGACCCTAACTGGATTATCAAACAAGAGATAGAGGAAATACAGCAGATGTTCGGTGGTTGGCCAAGACGTGCATATGAAGTCCCTGACGGACGATTGGTTCAAGCTGAACGTGAGATTGAAGCCACTTTTGGTGATAGAGTTTCTGTTGACCGTAAAGCTAAGTCTCTTATCAAGTTTGGTAAGTCTGGAACATTATCAACCGACCGTGAAACTGTCTGGAATGTAGGTGGAAATGAAACATATGTTACTGGCAATACTATTACTCATGTTTCCTCTTCTTCTGCTTCTGATACACAAACTCTTAAGCTGGAGTGCCACACGGTATCGGGAACTGGAACAAACTCTCGGTTCACTTTTGTTGTCCAAACTGTAGCTCTGAATGGTCAGACACCTGTAGCTTTAGATACACCAGTGGCTCGTATCTCTCGCATGTTCAATGACAATGGTACAGAGTTAGTTGGTAATGTATATGTCTATGAGATTGATGGCACTACAGTTACTGCTGGCGTACCTTCTCCAGCCTCTAAGATCCACTCTAAGATTGATGCAGGTTTCCAACAAGGGTTTAAAGGTGCAACTACCTTTTCTAACGAAGACTACTACGTCCTTACTGGTGGTTTTGGTTCAGTCTCCTACAAGCAATCTGCTGCCGTTGACTTCTACCTAGAGGTCCGTCAAGCTGGTAAAGTGTTTATTGAACAAGCTGCAGTATCAGCTAACGCTTCTGGTGGTTCATGGCAGATTGATCTAGATCCTGCAGTCATTATCCCAAAGAATGCTGATGTAAGGATTACCTGTGAGTCAGGATCTCAGGGTGCTGTCGTATATGGTAGTTTCAAAGGTTATTTAGCAAAGGTCATCGGATGAACGAGACATTAAAAGCACAATACGCTAACGACATCTTCACCACCCGCATGGAAGCTGTTTCCCGTAGCTACGATATGGGTCTAAACGGTGAGATACACGTCTCTGATTACGATGGTCAAGCAGTCTATATGCCAGCAGAAAGCCACGAGAAATACTTGGCTTATTATGCGACCTCTGGAGACATGGAAGAAGCCTCTGATGAGGGTGAGTACCAAGAAGAGCCAGAAGGCCCCTCAGTGGACCGCTTAGAGGCTCTCAGGGTCATTGTACAAGAGGTTATGAAAGAAGAATTTGCCAAGGCTGAATACCAAGGCGAAAAAGTAACTTTAAACAAGCCACGTCGTATTCAAGGTGGCAACAAAAAGTTTGAAGTGTTCGTTCAGGATGGTGGTAAAGTTAAACGAGTTACCTTCGGAGATCCAAACATGGAAATCCGTCGTGATAACCCTAAAGCTCGTGCTAACTTCCGTAGTCGCCATTCATGTGATACTGCAACAGATAAGACATCAGCACGTTACTGGTCTTGTCGTATGTGGGAAGGAGGCACTTCTGTGTCTGAATTAACAAAGAGTGTCGAGGGTACTATTCTCAAGGCTGATGATGAACAACGTATGGTATATGGTTGGGCATCTGTCGTCACAGAGAAGGGTGAACCCGTTATTGATCGCCAAGGCGACGTAATTGAGCCTGACACATTGGTACGTGCCGTAAACAAGTTTATGGAGCATGTCCGTGTCGGTAAAGAAATGCATTCAGGGGATCAAATTGGGGCGGTCATCCACTCCATGCCTATCACTAAAGAGATTGGTGAATCCCTTGGCATACAGAGTGACCGTGAAGGTTGGATCGTAGCGTTTAAAGTTTATAACGATGACGTTTGGGCCAAGGTCAAGTCTGGTGAACTTGCGGCTTTCTCTATTGGGGGCCGTGCAATCAAGGAGGACTACAGTGCCTAACCTTTTAAAACAATTAGAACTGGATGAGTTATCTCTAGTAGATCGTCCTGCTAACGCACAGGCAATGGTCTCCTTGTTTAAACGTGATAACTCCCAAGAGGATGATATGACTGAAACACTAGAAAAGATGGGCTACGACGAAGCAAAAGTCAAAGCCTATATGGAAGAAAAAGGCTGCGGTCGTGAGGAAGCTATGAAGGCTTTGAACATGGATGAGCCAATGGAAAAAGCTGCTGAAGAAGTTGCTGTAGAAGAGCAAGAAGTAGATAAAGCTGCAGAAGTGCAAGCTGAAGTCGAAGCTCTGAAAGCAGAAAACGAACGCCTTCGCAAGTCTCTGATTGAGAATGGCTTTGTAATTAAAGCTGAGACAATCGAAAAGAAAGCTGCACCAGAGTATATTGAGTATGATGGTGAGCAAATCAATAAAGCTGACATCCCTGCGCCTATCTTGAAGGCTTTGGAAGAAGCAGAATTTGCTAAAGCAGATCTAGAGTTGACCAAACGTGCAACAGAAGCTCTGCCACACTTTGCACAAGATGTAGCCAAATCTTTGGTTGCTGAATTTGGTGAAGTAGAAGCAATCATGGAAGCTCTGAAGGCTGCAGACGCAACTTTCGCAGAGTCTATGGAAGAGGTAGGTAAGTCAGGTGCAGAAACAGAATTTGCAACTGCTGCTGATAAACTTGAAGCTCTTGTTAAGTCCCACATGGACGAAAACAAAATGAAAAAGAGTGATTATGCTAAGGCTTATGCCGCCGTAGCTAAAACCGACGAAGGTAAAGCTCTTATCAACAAATCCTATAAAGGGGAATAATTATGGCTGTAATGCAATCCCGTGACACACGGACATTCATTGCTGGCGAAGACCTATCGTCGGCACAATTTAAATTCGTAACATTAGAATCAGATGGTCAAGTAGACTTGGCTGACGCTGCAGGTGAAAATGCAATCGGCGTATGTTTGGTTGGTGGTACAGCAGGTAAAGCTGTAACTGTCGCTGTTTCTGGTAAAGTTATGGTAACTGCAGGTGGCACTATTGCTGCTGGCGCACAAATTCAAACAGATGCCGCTGGAGATGCTTTGACAGCAGCAACAGGTGACGTTGTTCTAGGTTACGCTTTGGAATCAGCAGTAGATGGGCAAATCTTTGCTGTCGAACTGATCCAAGGTGGTAACGTAGCGGCTTAATCTGCGTAGAAAGGAATTATAGAAATGCCTATGTTGACACCATCCTCGGTCCATCTGGACCAACCGTTGACTAACTTGACCATTGCTTATGTTCAAGACCAAACCAACTTCATCGCAGACAAAGTATTCCCAACCGTTGGCGTACAAAAACAGTCTGACAAATATTACATCTATGACCGTGACAACATGAACCGCACAGGTGATGTTGCGAAATTGGCTCCACGTACAGAAGTCAACCGCATCGGTATGTCATTGTCAACAGACTCATACTATGCAGACGTATATGGTCTGGGTATGGACTTCGATCAGCAAACTCTTGCTAACGAAGATGCAGCTTTGGACATCCGTTCTGCAGGTGCAACCACATTGGTCAACCGTCTGTTGATCCACCGTGAAGAGCAGTTTGCTTCTACATTCTTTGCTAATGGCGTATGGGGTTCTTCCTCAACACCATCAAACTTGTGGTCAGACTACACCAACGGTACACCAATCCAAGACGTAACTGTCGCACGTCGTGCAATGCAGTTGAAATCTGGTGGCTACAAACCAAACACAATGGTTGTTGGTAAAGAAGTCCGTGACATCCTGATCAACCACCCAGACATCCTTGCACGTCTAAACGGTGGCGCAACTGTTTCTAACACTGCACTTATCACCAATGCTAAATTGGCTGAGATCTTTGAAGTAGAAAACTTCTACGTCATGGAAGCAGTGAAGAACACTTCTGTTGAAGGTGTTGCAGAGTCCAACGCATTCATCGGTGGTAAACATGCCCTATTGGTTAACACTGCGTCTAACGCAGGTCTGATGACACCAATGGCGGGTGCAACCTTCGCTTGGAACACACTAGACGGTGTGAACAACTTGGGTATCACTGTTGAGTCATTCTCTGACGATGCACTGAAGCGTATGCAAGTTGCAGAACACATCCAAGTTAAAATGGCTTATGACATGAAAGTCACAGGCGCAGACTTGGGCTACTTCTTCAACGGCGCAGTAGCATAAAATACTTTGGTGGGGGCTTCGGTCCCCACTACTCCCCCGACAATAGGTGACATATGATCCGACAAGAAAATGTACCCCTTCAGTTAGACCGACCAGTATTCGTAAGGATACCTTTTACGTCAGGTAGTCGTCAACTAGAAGCAGGTGATGAATTTAAGTGGAAAGAGTTGGGTATCGACGAACAGAAGGTTCTGATCCTCTACCGTGAACGATATATCCACCATAGCTCAGAATTGGAAGTCGCCCGTAAGGTTGGTGACGGTCTAGAAGAACTTGATGTTGATGCATTACATGCTGTCGTTGACAACATTAACCTCAAGGTCAAGAAGAAGACAAATACCCAAGTTGAGTTTGACAAAAAGAAGTGTAAGAAGTCCAAGATCGCAGATAAGCAACGTGGACTAATTAGAAGTTGGCGTAGAACATACGGACATTATGAGGTAGATTGATGGCTTGGAGCTATGACGAAACTGATCTGGGGACAACAACGGCATCTGGTCGTTTGAACTCCGTCCGTCTGTTGCTTGGTGATACAGACACTAATGATCAACAAGTAAAGAACGAAGAGATTGTTTTCGCATTAGCTCAGTCTAACAACAATGTCTACTACGCAGCAGCTTGGGCTGCTAGGACTGTTGCCGCACAGTATGCACGTAAGGTTAACACATCTCTGGATGGTGCTTTAAGTGCAGACTACAGCAACTTGTCCAAGCAATACTCTGCACTAGCTGAGAACCTAGAATACCAAGGCAAGAAAGCCTCTGCTGTAGTTGGTATCAAGGCTGGTGGAATTACTAAAACAGCAGTAGACAATGTACGGGCTAATACAGATCGTATTGCTCCTTCATTCCGTCGTGACCGCTTCCGCAACCCACCTAGTTATAGTGGTGATGAGTACGGTTCTGATTTCGACTAAGGGGGTCTTAGATGTCATTTCGATCATTCGACCTTTACAATCTAGTCAAAGACTT